ATTCGTATGGCTTATTCTGGTACAGGAGAGGCAGCTAACCTCCGTAAAGATTCACTAATAAGATTAGGTCAGTCAAACGGTCAGATTAGCTATGTTTACACCCAAGATCACTGGGCTACGTTTAACATAACAGGTTATACTGATTACGGTACTTACATAGAGTTTACTGTTGGTGCCCCTTTTGCTTACGCTGGCGGGTTTTTCACATCCGCCGCCGCTCAACTTATATGGACCTCACCGGGGGCTTATACTACAACTGCTGGTGCCGTTGGGACTTATGCGTGGCTTTGGCGAGACAATGCATATACTCAAATTGGAACGACACACGCTGGTTCTACCTTGTTCTACTCAACGATAAGTGATGGTAATTCTACAGGTGCTGTAGCCCATGTCTATAAAACAGTCGGAACAGTTCGTTCAGGTATTTCCCCCTCTGGTACTTGGAGGTCTATGGGAAGTGCTGGGACGTATAGCGCTGCCTATGGCCAAGCAACACTTTATGTGAGGATATCATAATGAGCATTACAATAACAGAAGTCCGTAATGCGGCATCACTTCAAGCTGACAACCTTCGTATGGATGTAGAGATTAACCACCCACAGCACGGCTGGATACCTTACACACTAGATCCCGCTGATATGGACACAACCATAGACAACGATACAGTCATGGCTCTGATTGGTACAGACTTCGCAGCTTACGTTCCGCCCACACAGGCAGAGCTAGACGCAGCAGAAGCCGCATCCGTTCGTGCTGATCGGGATTATCTACTTGTAGAAGTAGACGCCATTGCAGGTAACGCACTACGTTGGGCTTCACTTACTGCTGACACGCAGGCAGCATGGGCCACATACCGCCAAGCACTCTTAGACGTACCACAGCAAGAGGGCTTTCCTAACAATGTTACGTGGCCTACTAAACCTTAATAACTTAAACAAAACTTAAAGGAGAATAAAATGGAAGAGAAAAAAACACAATCCATTACTATTAACGACAAAGAATACACAGCAGACCAACTTACTGATAAACAAAAAATGTTAATTAGTCACTTGACTGATTTAGATCGTAAGATTGGTTCTACTAGATTTAACTTAGATCAATTACAAGTTGGTCGAGATACCTTTGCTAAAATGCTGCAGGAAGACTTAGAGGTTCCTGAAGCAGAAGAGGTATAGTCCCTTATTAAAAACGCCGCCTGCTTAGATACTATACCCCAACCAATGTCGATATGTCAGGGTATGTATCTTAATTCTCTAAGTTCCTTATAGGGGGGTCTTCGGATCCCCCTTCGGATTAATTAACACATAACAATATCACGAGGATATACATGCGCAACATTACTTATGAGGGTCCATCTACTCCCTTGTCTCAAGAATTAGATGAAATGAAGTANAGACAAAAGGGAGAGACCTTTGATGGTAAGGTTAAGCGNATTGCACGATCATTGTGTGATAGTGTGGAACANCAATGGATTCTAGAAGACATCATNGGTCTACAACGATTCCTCCCAGCNGGTAGGGTACAGTCTGCAATGGGTGCAGGTAAGCTTGTTACTGCTTACAACTGTTTTGTATCAGGTGATATTAAGGATAGTATGGATTCTATTATGGATCGTGCTAAAGAAGCAGCAGAAACAATGCGAAGAGGAGGTGGTATCGGTTATGATTTCTCTAAAGTACGCCCTAGAGGTACTCAAATTAAGTCATTGGAGAGCCAAGCTAGTGGGCCTATCTCTTTTATGTCTATCTTTGACGCAGTATGTCAAACAATTAGTAGTTCCGGTCATAGACGCGGGGCGCAAATGGGCGTACTCCGCATTGACCATCCGGATATCGTTGATTTCATTACTGCTAAACGTAATTCTGATAAGCTTACTGGTTTCAACGTATCTCTAGGAATTACTGATAAGTTTATGGAGGCTCTCTCTAAGGAAGATGACAGCTTTGATCTAGTCTTTGATGGAATTGTACATGAAACAGTCTCTGCAAAGGAGATCTGGGATCTGGCAATGGAGTCTACATGGGATTGGGCTGAGCCTGGTGTCTTGTTTATTGATCGCATCCAAGAAATGAATAACCTATACTACTGTGAGACAATATCGGCTACCAACCCATGTGGTGAGCAGCCCTTACCACCATACGGTGCTTGCCTATTAGGCTCTTTCAACTGCACTAAGTACACAATTAAAAATAAAAATGGTAAATACACATTCGACTTTGCTCAATTTAAAGAAGACATTCCTCACGTTGTTCGTGCTATGGATAACGTTGTTGATCGTACTATCTACCCTTTAAGGGAGCAAGAGGATGAGGCAAAGAATAAGCGGAGAATGGGACTCGGCGTTACAGGTCTTGCTAATGCAGGCGAGATGCTTGGATTCGAGTATGGCTCTAAGCCGTTCCTTCGATGGATGGAAAAAGTCTTCGCATGTCTCAGAGACAACACCTACTACGCCTCAGCAAAACTTGCAGAAGAGAAGGGAGCATTCCCCCTCTATCGTGAAGATTACTTAAAGGGTAACTTCATTCGTACACTCCCAGCATTTGTCCAAAAGGAGATCCGAAAGCATGGTATTAGGAACAGCCACCTCACGTCTATTGCGCCTACTGGGACAATCTCCCTCGTGGCAGATAACATCAGTGGTGGAATCGAACCAGTATTTTCACATTCATACGAGCGTACCATCCAGACTTTTGACGGACCACGTTATGAAAACGTTAAGGACTATGCTTTCGCACGGGGAGTTGCAGGACGAAAGGCAGATGACATTTCAGTTCATGAACACTTAGCTGTTCTTACTTTAGCCCAGCACTACATTGACAGTGCTTGTTCTAAAACCTGCAATGTGGGGGATGATGTTACCTATGATGATTTCAAACGTGTTTACGAAACGGCATGGAAAGAGGGAGCCAAGGGCTGTACCACATTTAGGCTCTCTGGAAAACGCTACGGAATCTTCAATGAGACCGTGGAAAAAGAAGCGGAGACTAAGGGCCAGACTGAAGGTGTTACAGAGACGGACGGAGCGAAAGCAGAGGCGTGTTTTTTTGACCCGACTACTGGGCAGCGCGAGTGCTCGTGAGTTATTAGATTAAAATAGGAGGTAGCGATGCCACAACAGATTATACCAATCACAGATCTAGCATCAGCAGGTCTTGTGCAAGATACTCCTGCAGTATCGCTACCACCTAATGTCTTTTCAGATGTACACAATGTTCGCTTTAGGGATGGGGCTGTTAAACGGTTCCCATCTGATGTTGATAAACTAACATCACTTACAGACGTTGTGTACGTTGCGTACTGGCCTTCAACACTTGGAGATCGATATGTAGTTATTACAGATAATGGATCTAACACAGTGTTCACAGTGTATAATGATAGCTTCTCTGTTGTCTCAGCACAAGGTGGTACTAACACTGGGGTAACTGGTGGTAGCTGGCAACATACTTTGTTTAATGGGGGTTATCATATTATATTTAATAATGGTAACTCTACACCCGTCTTCTTGCAAGATGATGTAGTGGGTGTGACACCTTTACCTGGATGGGATTCCTATGCAGTTGAGGAAGAGATTACTTCTTTTGAACATGATGGTTCTTCTGGATCTACTGAGATCAAGAACACGGTACTGGTAAATCCAGGTGCGGGCAACACCATCTCAATTAAGATAACTGCGATACCTCGGAACACATCTAGCCCAATCCACACAGAGACAGTCACTGTTGACTCATCCGGAGTTGTATCACCAGATGCCACATTGGCAGACATTGGAACGATTACACAAGTTGACTTTAGTAATAATAAATTCTTCTTTGTACCTGAGACATCTTCAGGAGGTGCTGTATATAAGGTGTCTGTAACTACTATCCCAATCACAGCAGTAACAGCAGGTGTTGTAAGGTCTTATGGAAACCTCTTAGTTGCAGGTAACCTAAAAGAAACGGGTGGTCGTACACTCACAGGCACCATACGTACCTCTGATGTTGCTGGGCCAGGTTCTATCCCTGAGAATTGGAACCCCTTTAAGAATGGTGCTAATACAGCAGATGAGTTTATCTTAGCAGCTACAGGAACTATTAAAGACATGGAGGAGCTTCAAGGAGTTCTCTATGTATACACAGATTCTTCTATACACTCTGTTCAACAAACCGGATCACCTTTCGTACCATTCCAAATATCACCAGTAACAAATAACTATGGAGTTAATAATACAGGTGGTGTTATAGAGGTAGATGGTAAACATATTGTATATGGAAGTAACGACTGCTACGTATTCAGTGGTCATCCAGGATCCATATCTTCAATAGCTGATGGTAGGGTTAGGGGTTTCTTTAGGAATAACACTAATATTAAAGCTGTTAGATTTAATAAATATGATGAGGTTTGGTTCTGGTCTAGTACAACTGTGTATGTGTGGAACTATCGTAATAATGTGTGGACTAAACGAGACTTACCTACAGGTACAAACTCGATGTCTGCTATTAGAGGAGACCTTCTTCTTTCAGCACCTACAAAACTCGTTGGTGTAGATGGAAGTTCATTCCTATCGGGAGCTGTACTAGAGCGTAGGCGCATGGCAATCACCCCCGAGTTTGACACTGAGAGTGTGTCGGGTATGGTTCTGTTGTTTGATGGATCTTCTAAAGCCAATATTAAGTATGATGGTGTAGATAAGGTTGGGGAGGCAGTTGATTTTACAGCTAGACCTGCAATACCTTTTGATACTATCTTAGATTATAAAGCGGATGTTAGGATTAATGGTCGTTTCTTAAACTACAGGATTGAAAGCCAGCCAGATGAAACAACCCTTGATTGGAATCTCACAGGATATCAAATTCAAATAAGTAAGGGAGGTCGCAGGTAATGTCTATTATCCGACCACCCTATACCGGAGACCCTGTTTTAGATTCTTGGACAAATCAAATAACACAAGCCCTTAATATGGGGTTACTTCCAGGTGTTAACGCAAGTGGTGCTGGAATAGGTGGGGGTACGGGGGCAGATGGTGCCAATGGTAACATAACTCTGTTCCTGTACAAACGCACAGCTAATGACACTGTCCCACCTGCACCTAGTTCTGTGACCTATGACTACTCTAACTTGGATAATGTAACAATAACATCAAACAATGGGTGGACAGGGGCTGTGCCATCAGGTGATGCTAGTTACCTATGGGTTACATTTAGGTATGTGTCTGAAACTGAGGGTACCATAACGAGTTCGAACACTTGGCAAACCCCCGTTATTCTTTCACAGGATGGGTCTTCTGCTTTGAGTGTATATATAACTACAGACTCTGGGACGGTGTTTAAGAATGCCGTGGGTACCCCAAAGACATTAACGGCTAATGTTAATCTTGGAGGTGTAACCCCAACAACTACAGACTATAATGGTTATGATTATGACTGGACCTATGAAGGTAATACTATTTGCCTAACCAATGATGGGAGTAGGACTGTCCTCTCAACCAATGGAGTACCTAATACCGTAAATGGTTCTGGGGTTTGTGCCATTGGTGTTCCAGCAAACTCAGAAGATTCGGCTGCGATAACTGCATCTTTAAACACAGGAGTTCTTAGACGTATTGTGCTAGGTCCTGAGGATGTAACAACACAAGTAAGATTAGCAGTTTCTGTTAAAATAGGAGAATAATATGGCACGGGTAGCCTCTAATGAAATTA